GAAAGTGGCTTACGTCGGGACATTCGACGGCATTGCGGAAGACGTCTACGGCAACATCTGGCTGCTCGAGCACAAGTTTTACAAGAGCACGGTTAGCGAAACTGTGCTTCGCCTGGACAGTCAAGCGGGTTACTACCTCATGGCGGCTAGTCAACTCTACCCTGACAGGAAGGTTATAGGCGTCATTTACACGATTATCCGTAAAGTTGACCCCGCACGCACCAGAGGTGAACTGATACACCGCCACAAGGTTCTCCGCAATGGTTATGAGCTTGAAGGCTTACGTCGAAGGCTTTATTACCTTTACAAACAAATCAAAAGTGACAAGTTGTTTATTCCCGCTCCAGGCTTCCACTGTGGTTGGAAATGCGCATACAGAGAGCTTTGCATAGCCGAAGAAGACCATTCCGACGTGGAGGGCATCAAGGAAATGCTCTTTACGGTTGGTCAGCCGAAATTGCTTCTTGACGAGGAGGTGATGTAGTGGGACTTTACGGCACCAATCTAATTCAATGCTCGATTTGTGATTGTTGGTTAAATGAAGACTACGGCGACTACCAGCTTCACCCAGAGACTGGTGAGCCGGTGTGCCAAAGATGTTACGAGGAGGGAAATTTGGATGGCTAATACTGTTATNACCCCGCCCAAAAAACTACACCCAAAGATAAAGCTCGCCAGTGAGATGCCCTTGTATGTAAAGGCTCTCATATACGGCGAGCCGGGTGCTGGTAAGACTTATCTGGCCTGCACGGCGCCGAATCCGTTGGTGCTACTGACCGAGTATGACGTTTCCAAACCTACAATGAGGCGCGTCCAACTTGACTTGAAAAAAGAAATTGCAGTGTGGCCGATTACGGAGTGGAAAGACCTCGAAGAAGCGTTCGAGTTTCTCCAGAGTGGAGAGCATGATTTCCAGACCGTCGTGCTAGACAGTCTCACCGACCTGAANCGCAGGCTTACCAGGGCTGTTATAGACCACGCTGTAGAGCGTAGACCCAGCCACGACCCCGATGTTCCTGAACAGGGCGACTGGTTTAGGGTCTCAGAGAAACTTCGTCACATGGTGAGAATGTTCAGAGACCTGCCAATGCACGTAGTCATGACTGCGTTGGTGCAGGACGTCCGCCAAGAGATGATGAAGATTCCGCTTGTGCAGCCAAAATCGCTCGCTTTAGAGCTACCGGGACTGTTCAACCTGGTGGGCTGCCTAAAGGCTGTTGAGGGCGATGAGGGTCACGTGAGAAAGCTGCTGGTGGAATCCACCGACACTTACGTGGCGAAGAACCCCGGTGGTAAGCTACCGCCGGTTATTGAAAAACCCAATTTAACAACAATTTTTAAGGAGGTATGCGAAAATGCCTAAATTGCTATTGGATTTTACCAATGTCAACATTNACGAGCCGGAACCCATACCTGCGGGGGTGTATGATGCGGAGATAGATGGTAGCCGCATTGAACTCCGCAACAGCCAAGCTGGAAATGAGGTTTTGAGCGTTGCATTCGTAATCCAAAATCATCCCGAATACACCGGTCGCATAGTTTTTGAAAACTATGCGTTAACCGACAAGGCGAAGTGGAAGCTCGGACAGTTGCTTAACGCGGTTGGGCTTTACGACCCNAGCAATCCCAAGTTCGTTCTGGACACCGACCTGCTCCACAAGAAGCGTGTGAGAATCCAGGTCGGCGTTGAGGAGTACAACGGGCGTATNCGCAACCGTGTGCGGCGTGTTGAAGCTATAAATACCGATGCTAATGTATCTGCGCCGAAAAAACTGATTAACTTCTANCTTCTAAGGTGGAAGTAGGGCCTAAACGCTCCCCTCAGGCCCTACTCCGCCGTTTGTACATATCGATTCGATGCAGGAGGGGGCGTGGCATGATTGAGGAAGTTGTCAGGCTGCATAAACGCGGGTTTAACGTCCTACCGTTAATGCCGGGTACGAAAAAGCCAGCTTTGGATACATGGAAAGAACTCCAACAACGTCGCGTCACGGAAGAAGAAGTCCAGCAGTGGTGGGGACAGCACCCGGAATTAGGCGTCGCTGTTATTACCGGAGCTATTTCCGGGATTGTTGTAATAGATGAGGATACCAAGCGCGGTGGTTCTGAGTCGCTTAAAAACCTCCCCTTGCCGCCGACATTGACCGCCATAACGCCAACCGGGGGAAGGCATTACTACTACAAGCATCCCGGAACACCGGTACCAAACCAGGTCAACCTTTTGCCGGGTGTGGATATACGTGGTGATGGCGGNTACGTTGTTGCACCGCCTACTACATTACCAACCGGCTCATACAAGTGGGAAAATCCCGACACGCCTATAGCCGAGTTTCCTGCATGGATGTTGGAGCTGGCGAGTCGGGACACGAGCACTGGTGTTGATAGCGAGAGTGAAGAAGCATGGTACGAGGAGCTGTTGAAAGGTGTGCCGGTTGGTGAGCGTGACAACGCCGCCATTCGCTTGGTTGGTCGGTGGGTGCGGCACGGTTTGAGCGATGAGGAAATCCTGGCACTCTTGCTGGCATGGAACAGACGCAATAAACCGCCTATGGGTGAGCATCCTGGCGACCCCGACGTGCTTGAGTGGGCCAAAACCAAAATTGCTAGTGCGCGGCGAATGGACGAAGAACGAAAACAAACAAAACCTCAAGTGGAAGTGCTTATCGAAAAACTTAGCGAAGCTGAAAACCACCAAGACAAAATCCGACTAGTCCAACAACTCAGCAAGGCTTTGGAAGGCGTTAGTGACCTTGAACGTGCTTACTACACTGAGCTGGCTCGCAAAGCTGGCAGATTCANCAAGAGTGCTTTGCAGAAAATGTTATCAGAAGCTNCAGCACCAGAGACTCCGGAACCCGTCCCTTTAGAAGAGCCTCGCCGTGCTTATGTAGCCGTGTCCCAAGATTTCCGAAAAGGGGTTTTCTATTACGGTGTCTGGCTTCCTACCAATCCAAGGGCGTGCACACCTGACGAATTTGTATTCAAACTCGTTACTTCAGAGCGTACATTACTTGACCCACCAAAGGGTGTGCCATTGCCTGCGGACATGGCACGTTGGAGTGTTGACAAANCAACGCCGTTTAACGTTTTTGAGTGGTTGCGGAATGAGCGACAAGTTGACCCTCTAGAGCTGTTCAACGAACTGAAAACCGTTTTTGACGAGTTTATGTGGTATCCATACGCCGATACCTCTTTGGTGCTGGCGTTGTGGGTAATGAGCACCTACGTCTTCATGTGCTTCGACCACACCAGCTTTTTGGCGCTGGTAGGGACGAAGCGTTCTGGNAAGTCCAGGACGCTTGACATACTCGAAAAGCTCTGNTTTAACGGAATGGCGATGTCTAACCCTTCAGTAGCAGCATTGGCGCGGATGATTGGCACGTGTCAAGCGACTGCCTTAATTGACGAGGCAGACTTTACAAACTCAGCGCACATTGCTCAAGGCGGTATAGATGAAAGGTTAAGTATTTTGCTGAACAGCCACCAGCGAGGCAGGATGTATGTCCGTGTAGAAGGCGACAACCTCACGCCACGAGCGTATGACGCATACTCACCCAAGGCATTTGCTACCATGAACAGGCTACCTGATGCCTTGGCTGACCGTGCTATACCGATTCGGGTAGGACGAGCGCCGATAAACAAACCAGTTGGCGACCTTGTGCTGGCCGAACAAGAAGAACGCTTTCAACTTTTGCGTAACAAACTATACTTTTTCGGNCTGACGTATGCCCAGGGCATCGTGGAGCGTATGAAACCAGTTTTGCAGTTGCTTCGGGAAAACGGAATTATTGACCGTGAACGCGACATCTGGCTCGTACCGGCATGTATTGCGTACGAGCTGGGTTCAGATATATTTGAACGCTTAATCGGTTACGCCAAGCTCTGTCTGCAGGAAAAACGCAGTCAAGACCAAAGTTCTTACACGGTAGCGGTCATTTGGGCCTGCTGGTCTTTGCTTACGAGGGGAGGCGACGACGAAGATACCCAGCCTATTTCTNTTGACAAAAACGGCGAGTGGTACGCAAGGAGCACGATTGCAAAAATTGTCGGCGAATACTTGGGGATTGACCCTCAGCAATTGTCTATGGAACGCATCGGACGAGAGCTGGTATCAACAGGTATAATCGAAAACACGTCGGCATTTAAAAAGAGGCTATGGCGCAAGGGTCGCCGTGGTGAAAGTGCTTACCTATTAACCAAAGACCGTGTTGTAGACGCAGCTCTGCGCTATGAAGTTGATGAGGTTGTGCAATTATTCGGCTCGGAGGTGAGAACGTGAGGGAAAAACGAGATTACACGACTAAAGGAGTTCACAACGGCGTTCTCCCTTACCGCAGCCTGGCGCTGCACATCATTTGGCAAGCGATACGCGACGGTGATGTAGAGTTTTTCTACAGCGAATGGTTTGAGACCCTTGCCGACCTTTTGGGGTATTCCCCAGATGGGATGCGAGAGCTGGCGTTAGCGAAAATAAGGGAGTGTTTAGCCAATGAAGATAGCGGGAATAGACCCGGGACGCAAGAAGACAGGCATGGCGCTGCTGGAAATTCGTGATGCTGATGTAATGTGTCTTGACGCGGCGGAAGCCAGGACGCTAGAAGAAGTCTTGGACTACCTGGACTCATGGCGTCCTGATGTTATCGTGTACGAAGCGTTCCGTCTTTATCCGTGGAAGTCTCAAGCACTCATTTGGGATTCCATGTTACCAAGCCAAATCATCGGAGCTATAAAAGCGTGGGTTGCGAAAAAAGAAGGCGTCTTGGTGCTTGAGCAACCTGCATCAATGCGGAAAATAGCGCAAAGGCACACACGTGAAATAGAGAAAGCTCCGATGTTTCGCGGTAAGCCCCACGCGAAAGACGCACTACGCCATGCTATGTGGTATGTGATTAGCCGTTACCCAAAGAAATCGTTTGTTGTGAGGTGGGCCGGATGCTGATACGCGGTCAATCCGCACGACCTAAAGGCGCTAACTGCGATAAGTGNGGTCTGAAAGAATTCCCTTTTGTCCCTGGTTGCGGGCCTGATACCGCAGAAGTGGTGATAGTCGGCGAGGCCCCGGGGGATACCGAAGTCCTGCAGGGCCAACCGTTTGTTGGCAGAGCCGGGCAGTTGCTCGACAAGGTGTTAGAAGAAGTCGGTTTGGACAGAACTGCAATTTATATCACCAACGCTTGCCTCTGCAGACCAATACCTCACCGTGCGCCAAAAGCCGCTGAATTGAAAGCCTGCCGTGAGAGGCTTTTGCAGGAGATTCGCGAGAGATTACCCCGTGTTATCATAGCTCTGGGCAACGCCGCCGTCTATTCGTTGCTGGGACGTGTTAGTATTGGTGATGTCCACGGCACAATTAACTGGTGTGCGGACGTCAATGCCTACGTAGTGCCGACCTACCACCCAGCCGCAGTATTGAGAAGTCCCCAACTTTATATTGACTTGGTGCAGGATATGCGACGAGCAGTCGGCATTTTAGANCACAAATCCATTACCGTNGGAACTCCCGAAGTAATATACGTCACACTGCATAGTTACGATGGTGTTCGGGAACTTGCAGAGAGGCTTCGAGAGC